CTATTTCATTTAATGATATTGACATAATAGTATATTTTTAACAAAAGTACATAATATTATGTAAACAAAAAAGGGATACTATAAGTATCCCTTTAATGAACCACCAATTAACTAATAAAAATTAAGAGTTTGCAGCAACAGTTCCTTTAAGTGAAGGAACTACTTGTGCTACAGTAGTACTGCTAATACCTGCAATTAATGAGATTATAGCTAAGAAAGATGCACCAGAACCATTTGCTCCTGAAACACCTTGTTCAAAAGCAAAGTACACATCATTCTCAATAATTCTTGCATCAAGACCTGTACCTTTTTTAAATGTCATTTGATATAAGTCATATCCTGCAGTTGAAACTAATTTAGAAACAGCTTTAGGAACAGTAGCATCAAGAGTTTGATAGTTACCTGCTTCAATGAACATATTATCTTCTAATCTTTTCATTAAGAAAGGAGTACCCGAACCTAATGATTGAGTATTACCTGCAGTTCTAATAGTAGCAGGAGCAATAACTCCATAAGTAGAAACATCAATTGCAGAAAGAGCATCTAATGCTGTAATTCTTACACCAACTGAAGTAGGAGCAGTAACAGTTCTCACAAAACCAGTAGTAGTAGCAAATGTTTGACTTTCACCAGAGTAATTACGATCAATAGTAACAGTTAAAGAATTAATAGCAGTAATCTTGTAAGTAGAACCTGTCAATCCTGTTGGAGCAGTTGTGTTTACAAGATTAGTTAAAGGATTCATTGAGAAAGTAATGTAGTCATTCAAAGCCAATGAACCAATTGTTCCTGTTACAGTGAACTGATTAACTCCTTTGACTAACACAACACCTGTAATACCAGCACCTACAGCACCTGTATAAGTTGGAACTGAAACCTCAGCAAGAACTTTAGGGTTAACTTTAGCTACATTTACAGCATCACAAATTTTAGATGCAACATCAAATATACCATCTCCTACAGTTAAAGAAGCATTATAAAGAGCATAATCATCTTCAACATTAGTTCCCATTCTTCTTACTGTAACATCAATACCTGCTTCATCATAAGTCGCAATAGTAGGAATAACAATATTGCCTGTTGCACCATTATAACCAACATACCAACTTTGTTTCACCTCTGCTGCATATTCTTTACCTATTAAGCTAAGAATATTTTCAGATGAAACATTGTCTGTGATTTCACAAGATGTTGCAGTACCGATAGCATACATAAATGGAATTTTTGATACAGGTAATTCCGTATCAGTAATTGCAGTTGCTAAACTAGGTGTTCCATTACCTAATACTAGTGTAGGTGCACCATTAGATTTTTTGATGTAGTAAATACCAATTGCACCTTCTGCCAACATTTCAGGGCTAGTTGCTGTATCTACTGTTGCACTTGTTTTTGAAGCTCCATAAACAGGAGTAGTCTTCACTACTAATAATTCTCTCATTTTCTTGAGTGTTTTAAATTAACTTATTGTACCAAAATTGTTTATTTCTTGAACAGAACCTTGAAGTCTTTGTGATTCAAATGTTTCAAGTAATCTATTCTTCAGCAAATCTATTAAAAAATCTATACAATTCCTTGGAAATTCTATAAAATCATAATTTAGATTTGCATTATCTTTATATTCATCGTATAACCTTACAGGTTTTCTGTAATAATCTATGTTGATAGTCTCTATGTTTAGACTTAGTCCATCAATAACATAATAATTACCTCTTGATATCCTACTTAAAGGAGAACTTGCTCTTGACTTAAGAAACGGATTAGCTACAATATTTTCTTTTAATTCTTCATCACCTACTTGCCTATTACCAACCAACTTAGTAACACCACATATAGTAACTTCAGAAGAATCATTTATTAAATTTCGGTAATCATTAGGTAAGCTAAAAACAGAATCATTGTATGTTGTTGTGGTTCTACTTAAAGGAGTATTGATGACTTTAATAAACCTTAGATTATCTATGGTTAATTGAGTCTCATCAATTCCTTTAAGTGAACCCAACTGCTTCGGATATAAATGTGCATCTATGAATCTATCTACAATATTATCAAATTGTAATAGTATTTCTTCGGTTAATAAGTTACCGTAAACATTACTATTTAAGATTTGTAATTTTTGTTCTAATGTGTATTCAATTTCTGCAATTGTCATTTTATTTATCTTTTAGCTTGTAATCTTGCAATCAATGCTGTTTTATAAGCATTTTGTTTTGGTTGATTAATGTATTTAATGTAAGCATCAGTATCATCAGCAACTGCAGAATCTCCAACCATTTCATCATATACCATATTACCAGCCATTGTGATAATTCCTTTTTCTTGTAATGTAGATACTAAAGCTCTATCTTTAATGTCTTTATCAGTTGCAGCTTCTAAGAATTCAGAAGGATATTTTTCAGATATATCACTTAACATAATACTCAATGCTTCTAGTGAAGCAGGTATTTGTTGTCTATGTAAAGGTTTAAGTACATACACAATAGATTTCAATAATTGTAAATCAGGATTAGCTCCATCAGTCAATTCAAGTACTTTTTTGTTAAGTTCTTTTTTCTTAGCAAAAGCACTTGTAGCTTTTTGAAGTTCTGCTGTACTATCTTCAATATAGAATTTTGCATAAGGATTACCTAAACAATCTTCTTTGTCTTTAGCTACTTCTCTATGTGAATCCACATATCTGAAATACACATAATCACGAAGATTAAGAGGTACTTCAATTGCAACTTTTTGTCCATCAATATTATCAAACAATCTTTCAGTAGAAACATTTAATTTCTTACCTTCCAATGGGATAATAATACTAATATCTGCCCAAAATTCAGAAGCTTTTTTTCTGAAATTTAAATCAGTTGCTTCTACACCCAATAACTCAGGCAACAATCTTCTTTCTTCTTCAAAAGATAAACCTCTTAATAGGTCACCTGTTTCAATATTAAATGCTGCACCTATAGATACAACTGAATCAATATATAAATCAGGATGTATTCTTGTAATAGGATTTCTTTTAATCGTTACAGTTCTGTTAGTAATCTTAACAGAAGTGTCTTCTTTAATTGTTTCTGACATTTTAGTTTTTTATTTTAATAGTTAGTTTGGTATAAAAAAATAAGTAGGAAGAGGGTTAGTCTTCCTACTTTATTATATTTTAATTAAGCTGCAATACATCTTAATTTAAATGAACTTACTGGATTGTACATATGGATACCAACAGATTTCACATATTGTACTGAACTTGCCATATCATCAGAAGATACAATTTCAGAATCTCCATTCATACCATTGATTTTCTTTCTGATATCTTCAGCTCCTTTTTCTTGAACAAACTGTAAGTTAGGTTTTCCTTCTACAGTTGACTCATCAATGAAGTACATATCATAAGAAGTGATAGGTAATCCTGAAGTTGGGTGTTTTGGAGCTGCATCAGCTTTAGCACCATGATCGAGTAATGGCAACATTTTCAATGTAATAACGTGACCATCTTGGTGTTTGTAAGTACCGAAGTAAGCACCATAAGTCAAGTTATTAGAGTTAGTTGCACCACCTACAAATTGAGATGCATTATCTGCAAAATTCAATTTGCCTAAAGATGTAGCAAATGCTTTGTGGAACTCTTCTCTACCACCAACTCCTGTATAAATACTGATTTGTTTAACTTTATCAGCACAAGAGTTATAAAGAACATCTCTTACAGTTCTGTAGATAATATTCTCAGTCAAGATAGCATAAGTAGCTTCATTAGGGATTTGCTCAAGTAAACCTGAACCTGTAACCACTAAGTCACCTGTGTTAACATCTCTATCTAAGATTTTACCATCAGCAGTTCTGTTGAATTGAGAATACCAAAGAGCATTTTCTTGTTCTTCCATGAAACGTAAATCATGGTCATACATTTCCCATTCTTGCCATACTTTAGTAGTTCTTCCTTCACCTGCAGGTAATTCAATAACCATAACTTTATCTTTCAAGTTACCTATCCAATTATAAGTAGCTCTAAGTTTAGTACATTGGTTTTGCATTTTAGAAGGCATTTGAGTTCTGCTTTCAGTACCTTTAGAGTTTTTCAAACCTGCTGCAACAAACATACCAGCTAATCTAGTACCTGCTTTAAGGTCAGAATAAGGAACATAAGCATTGTTATTTGAACCATGAATTTTCAACACATAGTCAAATCCTAAATCACCTGCTTTAGGTTCATCTTGTACAGTCAATAAAATTCCTGAGTTTAACGCAAGAGTTTCACCTTTTCTGAAATGTTTATCGGCAAATGTAATTGTGATTGGAGTTTTACCAACACCAATTTTAGAAGTTGCTGAATAAGGGGTAGCCATAATCAAAGAAGTTTTCTTTGGTTTACCCATAATTGGAACTGTAAATAAAGTATCAACAGATTCAATAGAAACCACAGCTCCTTTAGCTTTAGTAGCTAAAAGTAATGGGAATTTATTAGATCTTTGTCCAAACAAGTGTACTACTGCTGAACTTAATACTGAATTTGCTGTTAATTTACCTTGAGAAAGGTAATCAACACTTGAATACTTATCAGTTGTGTATGTATCTTCATACAATCTGAGTGCTTGATTAATTACTGCCATTTTACTATTTATATTTAATTTTAACTCATTCCTAATTGTGCCCTAATAGCACTTTCATCAATATTAACTGATGTCATAGAAGGTAATTCAATTTTACTACCAGATTGTCTTACACCTGCAGTAGGAACTCTTCCTTCATTTTTCTTAAACATATCTTGTAATGTTTTAACTTGTGGGTTAGACTTTGCAGTTAAACCTTTGAAGTCTTTATATACAAGATACTTTAAGTATAATTCTTTTTCAAGAGACATTTCTCTATCAGCTAAATCACTAGCAGAATTACCATGTTCATCTGCAGGTTTAAATAAAAAGTCTTGAAGACCTTTTTTATCTGCAGGTGTTAATTGAACACCAAGAATATTACCACTTGAAATAACAGAAGTAACTTCTTCTTTTATTTGTTGTACATGCAATTCTCTTTCTTCAATAGTTTTTCTAGCTTCAGCTAAAGATTCTTCTCTAGCTTTTTCTTCACTTAATTCAAAGAAGTTTTTGGCAGTTATACTTTTAGCTTCTAACTTATTTGTATCTTCTGCAAGATCAACTAATGCTTCTATTTCATCTTCCTCAATTCCTTGAGCTTGAAGATATTTACTATAAGCATCTCTTTGTCCTTCAGTAGTTCCAATGTTAAGTTCTAAAGATGGTGAATTATCAGTTTTTTGATTAAACCCATCTAAAGTTCCATATGCATCTAAGTGTGTTTTTAGTCTTTCAATTTCAGGATACGCATTATATAATGATTCAACAGCATTTATAGCAGCCTTATTAGCTAACACTGTTGCAATTTGAGCTGTTGTTTCTGCATCAGAACCCATCTCAATTTCTCCTAATTCTTCTTCACTTAATTCAAAACCAAGGGCTGAAGTAAGAGTAGAATAAATTTCTTCAATATTAGAAGAAGAATTGTTATCATTTTGTGTATCATCACTAAGTCCTTCTGACTCAGCAGGTGTATTGTCTGTTGACAATACTGTAGTTGGTTCAATTATAGCATCAGGATCTGTATCTACAGTAGCAGCATTATTTACTACTACAGGTTCAGCATCACTTGCGTGATCTAATACAGGTGCTTCATCAGCTAAAAGTTGAGACAATACAGTAAGGTCTAAATTTACAGTGTTATCTTCCATAATTAAAATTAGTTATTTGGTTAATTTGGTTGTGCAAATATACTAATAATTTGATTAAACAAATATATTAGCACTATTTTTTATCAAACTTACCTTTATTTTCTTTTGCTATCTTGTATTGAGTATCTACTTTATACTTTTCTACCTCTAACTTTTCCTTACCTTGCTTGATTTTTTCTTCTTCTAACTTAAGCTTTCTATTTTCAACATTCTTAGTATGGACTTGTTTATCATTATCCATCAACATCTTTCTTTCACTAATAGATTGCTCAAAGAATTGCTTATCTCTTGCTAAGGCTTGGTTAGTAATCTCTATTGAATCAGCAACACCATTCTTATTTAAGTCCATTCCCATCATTGCTGTATCAGCCTTGATTAACTCTACTTCTTTTTTAGTATCATTTGTAGAATCAACTTTGTAATACTCAAGACTTAGCTTAGCTTGTTCTCTAGCATCAACTTTATCAGCAAGTTCTTTTTCATGTTGTTGTTGTGCTTGTGCTTGAGCATTAGCCATTTCTGCTTCTTTAGCTTCAATGACAGTTAATTTATTAACCAATTCCTGAAAGTTATCTGTTTGGATTATAGTCGCTAAAGTAGAAGCTTGCGTTTTTTGTGACGCAAGTGTTTCTGCATAAGCTTCCATTTTTTCCATTTTTCTTTTCTCAGCACTAGATGACTTAACTCTTACACCTAATTCAGCATAAGCAAAATCTCCAAGTCCTGCTTCAAGATTTAATAAAGACATTCTTCCTTCAGAATTAATGTAAGAAGCTTTCTTACCATTAATAAAAGCTACTTTAGAAATATCAAGAAACGCATTTAGTTCTATTTCTTGGAATTTTTCATATTCAGCAAACATATCTTCTGATATTTGATATGATTGTGCTTGAGCAATCATTGTGGTATTAGCACCATCTCTATTTCCAACTTGTCCTTTTCTTTGTGGTGTCATACCAACAATATCATTAGCTCCTGCTTTAATCTCTCTTAAAAGATTTAAAGTTTCAGCAATAATGTTACCCAATGACATATCAACAGACTTAATTGCATTTAATGCAGCTTGACTTGAAGGATTAGATTCATCTAACCAAAAAATACCTGTTGCTTCAGCATGATACATACTTGTGTACATATCCCAACCTTTATGTTTTGGAAGCAATCCCATAGGCATGATCAATAACTTTTCCTTATTTTTAGCGAACGTGTTCATTAATTTATAAAAAGTAATATTATATAAATGTTGAAACGGCATTAGTAATTCTACAGGAGAAATTTGTTTTCTGTTACCAAGTGTTTTAATCCTACCATTGATAAGATTCTTACCACTTGATTTTCTGTTAATTAAGTTTCTTTGTACAGGAATTGGTCTAATACCAAAATAGAATTTATTTTTATCTACAGTATAACCTTCCCATTTTTGAGTTCTCCAATAAGTAGTAACCAAAGTTTCACCAAATTCAGGATTGACAACATAGTCTTCACCTACTTCAATTTCATCAACTTCACCTAATTCATTAGTAACAGAAATAACTTTAACTTGTTCTTCAGAAGTCCAATTTACATATCCAACTTCTACAGTATCTCCTAACCATGTAAAGTTACCATCTCTTGTGTATCTATAACTTTCATTACCTGAATATGAATTACTAAAAGAATCAGTATCATAAACATAAGCTCTATCAGTAGATCCTTTATTTGGATTATCTAAGTATTCAACTATATCGTTATAATCATCTGAGTTTAAAATCATTTCAGAATACCTATCCATAAATCCTGCTCTGGTAAATCTTCTAATTACCATAGCTGCTTCAGCATCTTCAATATATTTACATGAATCATCTTTTATAAACCCAACATACTGAGGGTCAATGATTTCATATACTACATCTTCACCTACAACATCTTTTATAGAATAAACACATCCTGTGATAACCCAATGTTTAAATCCATCAATAAACTTTTCAGGTAAATCTAAATTATCTGAAATAAAATTAAGTACTTCTTGTCCTGTAATAGCTCTTGAGTCTGACCAATTATCAGAAAACTGCTTCATTATTTGATCAAGTGGTTCAACAGGTTTTGCTTCTTGTCCTGTATCAATACCTAATTCTTCTAATGTATTAATATATATTTGACTAAGATTTTGTTTTAAGAATTGTGTTTCTTCAAATCTTTTCTTATTGATTATATCAGGATTAGTGACAGTAACTTGTTTTATAAAAGGTCTATCTCTTTTTTCACCAATAAGCTTGTTAAAAATATCAGGAA